ATTTAGATGGAAGAGCTTACTCAGCCATAGGAACACATAAAGGCCTTTTCGTTTATTATGGAGATGCGTTTTATGACATAACTCCGTTAGACTCTGCTAAAACTGGAGCTACGTTCACCATAGCCTCCACTAGCGCACCTCAAACAATAACTGTTAATTTAAATGCGCATGGTTTAGTTGCTGGAGATTTATTTACATTTACATCTGTAACTGTCCCGACTGGATCTGGATATGCCACAAGTGTTTTTGAAGACAATCCATTTCAAGTTTTAACTGCAACATCAAATAGTTTTACCATAGAAGTAGCAGCCGCTGCATCAGGCACGACAACGGCCACCGGAGCAGCGACAGTCAATCCATACGCGGGGTTTGGACCTTTGACACAAACTTTTGGGTTTGGTTGGGGAACTGGGCAATGGTCAGGGACTGTTGCAGGAGCTACCACTACAACTTTAAACGGAGCTTTGGCTGATGACACAAACGGTAATAACGGGTCTGCAACAAATATTACGTTAACCTCAACGACTGGATTTCCTACATCTGGTACAATTTTAGTTGGATCTGAATTAATAAGTTACTCTGGAGTTTCATCTAATGATTTAACTGGTATATCTAGAGCTGTATCTGGATCAACAAGATCCTCACACTCAAACGGAGCGCAAGTTCAAGACGCATCTAGTTTTATTGGATGGGGTAATGCATCATCAACTTCTACAATAACTTTGGACCCTGCATCTTGGTCATTAGATAATTTTGGTGAAGTTTTAATTGCAACCAACAAAAATGGTAAAACTTTTAATTGGGAACCAATTCATGCAAACTTTAATGCGCTTAATACAAGAGCAGTAGCTGTAACAAATGCTCCAACACAATCTGTTATGTCTATAGTGTCTGAAAGAGACAGACACTTAATATTACTTGGAACTGATACTAGTTTAGCAAGTCCATCACAAGATAAAATGTTTATAAGATTTTCAGATCAAGAAGATAGAACAACATATGCACCGACTTCAACAAACACTGCGGGAACTTTTAGGTTAGACTCAGGTACAAAAATTGTTGGCGCAGCAAAAGGTAAAGATTATATATTAATATTAACAGATACCTCTGCTTACGTAATGCAGTTTGTTGGTCCACCATTCACATTCTCAATAAGACAAGTAGGTTCTAACTGTGGTTTAATTGGACAGCATGCCCTTTATTATATCAATGGTGCTGTTTATTGGATGGGAAGATCAGGTGGTTTTTTTGTTTACGATGGTACAGTAAAAAGTTTACCATGCTTAGTTGAGGATTTTGTTTTTACAACCTTAGGTGACAGTTTAGGAATAAATTATAATTCAGGTGAGATAGTCTCTGCTGGTGTTAATAATTTATTTTCTGAAATAAATTGGTTTTACCCTAAAAGTGGATCATCACAAATAGATAGAATTGTAACTTACAATTACGATGAGCAGACATGGACTACAGGCTCCTTAGCAAGAACAACCTGGTATGATGCAACTTTGTTTGATAACCCATATGCAACTGAATTTTCTGACACAGCAATACCTACATTTCCAACAATAGTTGGCGCAACAAATGTTAATGGTGCTACAACGTACTACGCTCATGAAATAGGCACAAATCAAGTGGACTCTGCTGGAAATAAAACTGCTATTAATGCTTTTATTCAAAGTGGTGATTTTGATTTGAATGTAGCAGGGGGTGATGGTGAATTTTTTATGTCGATGAGAAGATTTATACCTGATTTTAAAGCTATTACAGGAGACGCTAGAATATCTATACTATTAAAAAATTTTCCTGTTGATAGTGAATCTTCTTCACCATTAGGACCCTTTACTATTACAAGTTCGACACAAAAAGTAGACACAAGAGCTAGAGCTAGATTTGCAAGTTTAAAAGTTGAAAACACTTCGACTGATCAATCTTGGAGATACGGTACCTTTAGAGCAGATATACAACCTGACGGTATGAGATAATGGCTAAAATTACAGCTTATATACCAGAACCAAAACAAGATTATGAAGTCTCAAATCAAAGACAAATAATTGAGGCTATAGATACTTTAAAAAATCAATTGAACTTTTCATTTCAAAAAGATATAAAAAACGAACAAGATAGTTTTAATTGGTTTATTACATGACTATACAATATAAAAATCAAGGTATTAATTTAACCACCACTGGCACAGTTTCAGTTTTAACATGTCCGTCTGATGCAACTATTCTAATTAAACAAATACAAATAAATAACGGATCAAGTGGTGCAGTAAATTTAAATGTTCAATTTACGGATACTTCTGCAACAGCTACCTTTAGAATATACAATCAGCCCGTAACTGGTGCAGCAACTGAAAATATAATTGATAAAACATTAGTGCTTGAAGCTAGCGATATTCTTAAAATGACAGCTGGCACTGCTAATGAGATACAAGGCATTGTCTCATATGCCCTTTTAGATAGATCACAAGAAAATGGGTAAGGCTCCAAAGTTTGGTGTTAACACCTATCATAAGCGCACAAGAAGAAAAAGACCAGGTCGTCATGCAAAAAAACCAAATAAAAGTCATAATAAAAAAAAATATAGAGGTCAAGGAAGATGATTGAAGTAAAAAAAATAATAGAAAAAAAAGTTCCAATGGCAATATTTTTATATGAGGGAATTGTTAAAGATTTAGAAATAGATTATTTTATTAAACGTATTGATGAAAATTTAACAAGTCTTACTGGTAGAACAAATGTTAAAGGTGGGATGACAGATTGGAAACTTTTTGCTGAAGATGAGAAATTTGTAAATATTTTAAAAACAAATTTAGAAGGTTTACCTTATGCAATACCACCTGGCTTTATGGGTGAAGCCTGGGGCATCAAATTAGAAAAAGGTCAAAACACTACATTTCATGATCACAAACCTGCAAATGTAAGTGGTATACTTTATTTTTCAGAAAGCACCACACCTTTAAAATTTCCTGATTTAAATTTAAATATATATCCAAAAGTAGGCACGTTAGCTGTTTGGTCTGCACCATTAATTCATGGAACAGGTTACTTGAAAGAAGGCCCAAAATATGCTATCGCCTTTAATATGGAAGAAGTTAAACCTTGGGGTAACAATGACTGAGATTAAAAAAATACCAGCAGAAGCAAAAGAAATAATAAAACATAAAAGGACTGGAAAAATTTATGAAAATAAAGCAGCCTTTGATGCAGACGTAGCAGATCCAAATACTGACACAACTGCAGATGATTTTAGACAAGATCTTGAAATAACAGTAACAAGATTAACTTTAGCTGGTAAAACCAAAAAATGAAACATGATATTTTTTCGACACCTGTGTGGGTAGAAAAAATAGAACCATACAAAATAGAATTAATAAGCGAAAATTTTCAAGAAAAATTTTTATCGGGTACGATATCATCATTAGATACAACAATGAAAAATAATAAAATATCCGATAAAGGTTTAAAATACCTATTGGATAATATCTTAAAAAGTTTATCGGATTTAAGTATTACAAAAATATCACTTACAAATATTTGGAGAAACAAATATGAAGAGGGATTTCAAGATATGCATTTTCATAATAGCGCGCATTTTTGTTTTATTGTTTATGAAAAACTTAAAGAGCCACAGACAGTTTTTTTTCACCCTGCATATGATCTATTAACAGAAAAAAACTTAGACAAGATTATACCATCACATATTTGTCCTAAAGTTCATGAAAATGACATGATTATATTTCCAGCATATTTGAAACATATGGTGAAAAAATCACGTGACTCTGTGACTATTAGTGGTAATTTGAATATTGTATGAATTTTTTAGCATTGCGTTTAGATGAACATGATTCAAGTGTTTGTTATTCTAATGGAACGACAGTCAAATATTACAAACCAGAGAGACATTATCAGGTAAAACATTTTGGTTATAACAATAATAATTCAAATAATTATCAGGGATGGTATTATGCCTGCAGTCATTTAGGAATAGATATTAATAAGGTTGATGCAATCGCAATGGTGATAGATGTTTTTAGGCATCCATACTTACCTAAAGAAGACCCTAACAAATTGTATGAAATAATAGATATACCTTACAAACCGTTTTCAGATTTTAAATGTCCAATATATAGAGTTGATCATCATTATGCACATAGTTTGTCATCATGGATGTTAACTGACACAAAAAATCATGCTGTCTTAGATGGTTATGGAGATTTAAAAAGGACTATAAGTATATTTAAAAATAATAAATTACAAAAATCATATACCTATGATCAACTAAAATCTTTTGGAAATTTTATGGGTAATATGGGTTATTTATTAGGTATGGAAGGTCATATTGAAGATCTTGCTGGAAAAACTATGGCACTGCAGTCTTTTGGTCTAGAGGATAAAAGATGGGAAGACAAAATTAAAGAACTAGGTATAGAGCAAAGTTCATTTGTTTTTGATGTAAAAAACTATGTTGAACTATTTAAAAGTGAAGGAGTTGCAAAGTTAAATTTAATAAATTACCTT